GGTATGCGTGTAGTTGTCATTAATTACGCCGAAGATACGCGATATCACGACTCTATGCTGTCCACACACGATAAAATCATGATTCCATGTATCCGGACAAAGGAGCTTTCGACGATTACGTGGGCAACTGCTGGTGATGGTAGCGGAAGCGATAGTAGCAGCGGTTCACTTGATAATGTCGACGTCATCTTGGTAAACGAGGCCCAATTTTTCGGCGATTTGTTTCATACTGTCCTTGAATGGGTCGATGTGCATAAAAAACGGGTATTCTTATATGGACTAGATGGGGACTTTAAACGGCGACCGTTTGGACAAATCTTGGATTTGATCCCCTATTCTGATGAAATTGTAAAATTATCGGCCATATGCGTTAAATGTCGCAATGGTGAGCGTGGCATTTTTTCGCATCGTATTACACGCGAGTCATCTCAAATTGTCATTGGATCGGATAATTATATGCCTCTATGTCGCAGCTGTTATCTTTGTGAAACTATTGGCAAATGATATGATTTTGTTATATTGTTATATAGTCTCTTTGCGTAAAATAATAAATGAAAATGGCTTAAACCAAATTATCGTTGTTTCATTACGTGTGTAGAAAACATTTATAAGCGCAAAAGTAAAGGAATATGCCTAGAAAGAGTGTGGTAAAACCTAGCCCCAGCCCCAACCCTAATCCATTGCCAATTTCATCGCCCCCAGCAATCCCCTCGTCATCCCAATCTTTACCCATTGTCAACAATATACAACTCGTATTGCAAGATCTATGTGGTAACCCAATTTCATCACCTTTTACACCTTTACAAATTTGTAACAATGATATAATTCATGCTGATGCTTCAGTATCGGCTACGATTGAACCGGCCACCTTGAAAAAACGTGGTAGAAAGCCCAAGGGTGGTAAGCTCATTAGTAAACAAACAGATATAGCGGAACAACCTCCCGTTGTGTCCAATGTGATTCTCCATCTGAAATGTTCATCTGCAGATTTAAACGAATATAATCAGTCTCGCGATAAACTCATGGTGGATTATCTCGCATATAATCCGACTGCTCCCCCCGAAATTTGCAGTTACGAAAAAACTCCCGTCTTTTCTAAATATAGTGCTGCATCAACTGCTCCGGCTCAGGTTGCGGATAATGCATTACATGCTTACCAAGAATCGACACATCGTACAAGTGATGGTCTATACGGCAATGGTGGCTCTGTCGTACAAACAAATAATATTGTGGGTAGCATGTGCCAATTATGCAATGCCAAATTGGAAATTGAAAAGACGGAGGATGAAACCAGGGGGGTCAGTATGAAAGATATCAATTCAAAACTGAAATCCCTGAAAATACAACTTTATAAGAATGCACAAGTGGATAAAAAATCGGCGTGTTTTTGGTGTACCTATGATTTTGATACACATCCGTGTTATATTCCGAAATATGAAATGGACGAAACTGTCTACGGATATGGTGCATTTTGTCGCCCCGAATGCGCAGTGGCTTTTTTGATGAAGGAGAATTTGGACGATTCGACGAAATTTGAACGTTATCATTTACTGAACCATATTTATAGCAAGGTCTATGACTATAAGAAAAATATAAAGCCCGCACCTAATCCTTATTATTTGTTGGACAAGTTTTATGGGAACTTATCGATTCAGGAGTATCGGAAATTGCTGAAAACCGAGCACATGTTGTTGGTAGTAGATAAACCACTGACCCGTATTTTGCCCGAATTGCATGAGGACAATGACGATTTTATTTTGAACATTTATGGGGGTACGAAAATGGGGTCGTCCAATCAGATTGCCGGGGGCGTGTATAAAGTAAAACGTCAGAGTGAAAAAGCGGGGGCGGGAGCAGGAGCGGGTACTGATGGCGGTCCTAGCAAAATGGCTGGTTTGCAAAAATAATCGTATTTTGTGTATATTTTGGTGATTCAATTTGTCATCTATTCTGAAAAATTGAAATAGTATAAAGGGATGAGTTGTATGATTATAACAAGAGCCCTAATCCATATAGTATAATATCAAACAACATGAGCAAGACTGCGAATTATTTGCACATGATGAACTCGCCCATGGTGACGGATTTGTTGGACGAAAATCGTCGGTTGAAAGCGAAGATTGAGACATTGCATGAGGTGATACAAATGTGTTTAACAAATCCTCGCCCCGTTGCGCGTACCTCCGCTAGAAAACCATTGCGAAAACCTCCGACAGTTGCCATCAAAATCGAGCCTGGGTTGGAAGTTGTCAGTGACATTGAAATGGATATCTCGCAAGATGGTGATGATTCTGATGATGAGGAGGATGAGGATTCTGATATTATGGTGGTAGACCCACCACAAAAAAAGGAAAATATTGTTTATCAACTTGAAGAGGTTCCTATGGATGTTGACGCGCAAGGTGATGAAGCCAGTGATGAGGAAGAAGCTAGTGAGGAGGAGGCGCAAGCTAGTGAAGCTGGCGAGGAGGAGGAAGCTGAGGCGCAAGCTAGTGAAGCTGAAGAGGAAGATGAGGAGGAGGAGGAAGCTGGTGAGGAGGAGGAGGAAGAAGCTAGTGAAGCTGAAGAGGAAGATGAGGAGGAGGAGGCGCAAGCTAGTGAAGCCGAGGAGGAAGAGGAGGAGGCGCAAGCTAGTGAAGCTGCGCCTGCTGAGCAAGCTGGTGTGGAGGAGGAGGAAGAAGTGTATGAAGTAACAATCAAAGGAAAAACATACTATGTTGTAAATGAACAAAACGGTCCCATTTATGCAGCAGATGCAGATGGCGACGTCGGTGACCAGGTAGGCAAATATGTAAATGGTGTTGCAACATTCTAACTACCGTCTCATACGTTGGGTAATATGATGATTACGCATACGTCCTACTTTCTTATTTCGAGTATATTTTTTTCCGCCTTGTGCAAGAATTGCTGGCGGTGGTGGGGGTGCTGCTGCTATTCCAGGAGGCCCACCTTTTTGTGGTGGTGGCGGCGGCGGCAGTGGTCCAGCCTCACCTTTTCCTTTCTTGACCGGTTCTTTTGCCGCCAATATTTTTTCAAAATCGAAAAACAACCGTTTTTTATCGATTTCAAATGGATTATATGCCCATTTTTTGCGAATACGATCAAAACGATCCGTCAGTTCTTCGCCACGATAATTGCACGTAATTTTTCTAATATTTGAGTCGGTGAGTTCACCCTTGACAACGTCCACCGCCAAATAGAGTTCGGTTTTGGGTTCACCCTCTGTAATGGTTTCCGTTGTCGTATAATCCACTTTCATATACTTTGTAATATCTTTACCCAATTCTCTACGATTATGTTTACCTAAACAATTTTTGGAAATAGCAGTTATTACGTTAGTAAAAATATTATCTGTATTGCCTTCTACATAATCTTCGATTAATGATTGTAATTGTATATTATTCGATTCTTTGTTTGGTGTAATAAATTTTTTTAAATTATCAACAAATTTAACATATTGCCCATAATTTGTTTTTAATAAGTTACGTGTAGATTCATCGTCATCTTCAAAATTAATATTAATATCTTTTCCAAAATATTTTGTATTAATTGTATCTAAATTATCAACGCGTTTTGCTTGATCAAACACAGGATTTAGTTTTTTTTTTATATTTTCGCGAATTGAAATACCATTTTTTATTAAATCATTATAAATACTTCTTAAATTTGTAACATTTGTAGGCGTTATAACTATGTCTATTCTTCCATTTATGTCTATTTTTTCATTCGCAATAAATTTATATACTTCATATTTTGGTAATTTGCTAAATTCTTCAACGTATTTATCTATTTTTTCTGTTAGATTAGTTTTAAAATCTTCACTTTTTTCACGTATTAAATGGTTAATTTCACTCAAATTGAAACCATTATTTTTTAAATCATCGTAATAGGCATTATCAATTTTCAAATTATTATATAATTCAAGTGAAGCGGAATTATTGCATTTTTTATATAATGTTTTCATACTCTTATCATCTTTAGATGATTCAAATAATATAGCTATAAAATCTACAATATAATTAACTAATTGTTTGTTTGTGAAATCATCGCGACGGTTTCGTGTGTTTAATGTATTTGCTTGTTCTGATAAATTTTTTAATAATGCTAATGTAACTACAGAAAACGCTTCATTGGTAACACGTTGAAGAGTTGTTGATTGTTTAATATATATTTTTTTTATTTTTTCTATTTCATTATTTCTCCACGTTTTAAATGTATTAAACTGATCAATAAGTCCTCTATAGTAAGGATTGTTTATAACATCGTTCAGCCATATAGTTTTTGTCACAGTGTAAACGGAACCATCTGTTTTTATATAAGAATAATACGATTCCAATCCTTTAAATAGACCAGGGGCTAAAGCAATAATGAATGGAGGAACACTTCCTTTTGCTGTAAATCCTATACTATTACATAAAGTATTATCAGGTTCAATATGTAAACAATAAGAGTTACTGACGTTTTCAATGATGGGATATTTTGTTTGAAATAACATTTTTATCATAACCTCAATATTTTTTATTTTTATATTGTCTATTTCTTTGGAATAGTCAGCCTGTTTTTTATCATTGATATTCCTATATTCATCCCATTGTTTTTCATAATCATCCCATTCTTCATCACTGGGATTAAATTTTGGTTCGTTCGGGGCTTTGCCAATAATTGGTTTTGCTATATTTACAGTCATTCCGCCATTGCGATTCAGTTCCGCCAACTTTTTTCGCATATAGTCGGGTTCAAAAAAGAATCGGACGCGCCTCGAATAATCGAGCTGATTCAATAAAGTCGTATCATATAACAATCCTTCCGTCACTACACTCGGATATTTTTTTAGTTTGTATTTTCCCAGGTTGGGTTGCAGAAATGGATGATATAGTACATCGCTCGTAAATGGAATGGGTTCTTTATTCGGAATATTGGTTACCATCATAATCTTGACGGTTTCAATTATATATTCGCCATTCGACATGTTTCTATAATATAACGGTTTACCAACGGTTATATTACTATGATATATTGTTGTCTATCTTGTATTGTATTGATGGTTAGCTCACATTAAAATCTCATAATATCGCTGGGTGAATTGACTTGTTGTCTAAATGAACCGCCCACCAATGCATTCTGTGTATTGGCCTTTTCCAAAACTGCCTGTGCACGTTTAATGTCTTCATCCGTTACTTTTTTGCCATCTAATCCTTCAACTGCATTGTTACTACTGTCCAAGAGCGATATATGATGGTCGCGGAATTGTTGTGGTAAACAGCAAAACATGCTGTCTTCGTGCAACAAAAAATCCATCAAAATAATAAAAATGAGACTGATGATGAGGGCAATATATATATCGCGGGTTCCCATCCATGCAATCGCAAAAATCAGAATATCACGACTAAATGTATGTCTCAAATAGGATTCCATCGATTTGCTCAGTTTTATATTCACAAACTTTGAAGAAATATTCAATGTGATGATCATGAGTCCGGCGAATAGTTTGCTATTGTTGAGTGCATGTACATGACCATGTAAATACTGCAAAAGATTCGCCATAGATTTTCCGACGCGCGCCTTCAACTCTTTGGATAGTTTTGGTTTTGAATTGCTGGATTTTTTCATTTGTGGGAATGGAGTTGCCATAGTAGGATGTGTAGCGAATACTTACTATAATTAAGCGAGATTTTTCGTCATTATCATCGGACATCAATTTTGGGTAGCACAAGTTCCACTTCCGTGTTGATTTTTTGAGTGACTAACGTCTCGTACGATGGCAATATGTCTCTTGTATCTTTGGTAAAGGGTTCACTAAAAGATAAAGTATCTTCTTGTTGAAAATCCGACGGTTCCGACATCCAATCAAATATTTCCAATCCATCCTCCGTATTTGGAGGAACCGTTTTCTTTGGATTTCCCCATTTTTTTACAAAGTCTTGATAATTGGGATCGGCCGTTGCCAATGTATTTAGCATACCTTCTACGATCGAATTTTCATAAAAGAAGATTACCAAAAGACAAACTAGAATTCCGGATATCACATCCAAACAAGTAAACCCTATAATAACAGCAACCGCAAGTGTTTTTCCTAAAATGGTATGGCCAAACAAGACAATCTCTTCCGGATACAATACAAAGAGTGCGACGACTAATAATAGAAAAATGGATACTATTTCATCCGTTGACATTCTTTTGTTGGAAAGATAATAAGGTAGTTGTGATGATTTTTTTGTTATGCTAAACATTGTGTGAATTGTAAAACCTATAATAAATGATCCGTTGTCCTGTTATAGTAGAATGATATTTTCATTCGAATAAAAATCTTCCTATTTTCTAAGAGTATAGTTAGTTTACTTGGTTAGATTTCTCCCTATTTCATAAACAAACAATAGATCATATGTCGTTACTTACTTCTGCTTCTATATGGTCCAATGATGATACTAGTGGTGCAGACAACAAAAAGAGGATCCCTACTATGCGAAAAACATTGAAAAAGATGCCACCGCCACCATTTGGCAATCTTGGTGGCCCCGATGAGTACATATCTAGCGAAAAGGAATACAAAGATTCGCAAGATAGTGATGGTGTAGGTACCGTGGTTGGGTCAAGTGCCGAAGATTCTCGAAGTGAACGTGTAAACCAGTTGATCAATCAAATGGCTAATAACGACAATGACGGAAACAAGTTGGCTAACTTTGTTCCCCTATCCAATCCCGCCATTCAGGTTAAGAAAGAATTTCCTATGTTGCCTATGGGTAGCAGTACTAGTGCTGGCGCTACTAGTGCGACTATGCCATCGGGTTATTCTACAGATTCCACTTTAGGAAATGCCAACACTACCTACAGCAATTACAAAGCCAGTTATGATCCCGCCAAATTGGCCGCTGCATCACCGTATTATCAAAAGATGGGTCTAGGTCCCGCTACATCACCACTCGACAACAAACTCATGGAAAAAATCAACTATATGATTCACATGTTGGAGGAACAACAGAGCGAGAAAACCAACAATGTTACTGAAGAGATTATCTTGTACACCTTTTTAGGTGTCTTTATTATTTTTGTCGTGGATTCTTTTGCACGCGCCGGAAAATACATTCGTTAACCTTTAATTCCTCGGTCAATGCATACCATGTTCTCCCAATCGTCCTTAAATAAGGACGTTTTGGATAACTATGGTTAATCATAATTTTGTTATCACTATGATAATAAAATTGGTTAGAATTGTAAAATAAATAAATTCATTATCTCAGGATAATAATTTTTGATTTTTTCGCTTCCAATACGCCATGGCTGATGTCCACCAAATGCGCTATCGCAAAATATGTTTTCGATCGAAAAATGCATGGCTTCACTTGGTGACGGTTTATATAAATTAACAACGTCGGTACATGCAAAAAATACGTCTTCTGATAAATCATAATTAGCTACATTGGTGTCAAGTTCCATAATTTCCAACATTTTTGATTTTTTTCGTAATGATAGTCCTCCATTTCCGACTAGCTGATTGTTTTTAGGAATGTGAGGCCATGGTGCTCCTACATAATCATACTTTAAAAAATTATTTAGTAAATGTTTATTTTTTGGAAAAATCATACTGTCTGTTTGAAATACTAAAAATGTCTCAGTTGGAATATAGTCATAAAATAGTCGATTTCGTATAAATAGACGACTGTATTCATCTCTTGTTAAATTATCTACATGTAAATTTATTAATTTGAGTCGTTCTTTATAATTAGATAGCTCATTTTCGATTATATTTTTTATAAACTCAATATTTAAATTACCATGAAAAATTATAATATTCCATTCATTCGACAAATTATCAAGAAAATTTTTTAGAACAAAAGATAAAGCTTTATGTTGTCTTGGTTCAACTATAATTGCAGTATACAGCGATTGAAATAGTGTATAAGTTATATTTAATCTATCCACCATGTGTATATATTATATCAATGATATAAATTTATCATTTTTTATCGGCATTCCCTGAACTACCATATTATACAAGTAATATGCCGCCTTGTTTTCAAAGACGGGACTATATTTGTTTCGCCATATAGACAAAATATGATTGATTTCGGCCAAATGGTCAAACATGAGCAATCTGAAGGGGGTGGCGTTTTGGATAGCTAAAATATTGTGCAATGCATGCAAAAATCCCGTGAAAAACTGGGCGTTGGTAATTGAGGCTGTCGTAAAACAGGCAAAACAGTGCAACAATCGGCCGTTCTCAATATCCTCGTATTGAATCTGAGCATCTTTGAAGAAATAAATGGCCCTGGTTTGGTCTTTTTCTTGCAGTGCATAGACAAACCATTGGTTTGTATTAATAAGTGCTATGATGGATCCTATATCATTCATAGCTACAATGACGTTGTTTGTTTGGACTGTTAATTGGGCAAAACATTCCATTAAAATGTGTGTATTTTCTTTGTAAATCCGGCGTGTTTGATAATGTTGTGGGAGAGGGGGCATCTTCACGGGTCGCAAATAAAACGTGGATGTTTGAAAGACACATAGGGGTACAATCCCTTTGCAAAGATCTTCCTCTTTTCGAAAGAGAGATGTCAGAATTTGGGGGTTTAGAGTCCGCTGATTATATTCGTGGGTTTGAATCAGGTTTCGCGAAATGTGTTTCGCGCGGTATGCTCGATGGGTACAAAGAAAGTCCCAATAATAGGCGGAGACTGGATAGGGTGCCTTGGGAATATACAATGTGATGTGTCTCGAAACCATGGCGGCTACATATTTGTATAGTACTTGGATCGTGTTTTCTTGTTTGGTAGATGGGTCTGCACGTTCGATCAAGACGTCTTCTTTGTAGACCGAAATATAAGTCGCCTCGTTTTGTCCCGTCAGATAGGGTGTAATCGTGGTTTCAGTTAGGGTTGAGAGTACGCGGTCGCTCGGGATATAGTGACACTGTAATAAATCAACGATTTTTACCAAGATATCCTTATCCAAGTCTCCGTACGTTGCCGTTTTTACGTGGACGGGATCGTTGAATTTTGTACGCATGGGTTTTCCGCGTTGGATAAACGACGGGTTTTGGATCGAATAACGCCAAAGATCATAGCTATGGAAGATGGGCTGGACATTCCAAAAAGGATACGTCAATTTGATATAGGCCGCCATTGCGATGAGAATCGCGACCACGGCGATATAGATGTATTCATAGGGATGTCTTTGTTCAGCGGATGATGTATCCTCTAAATAAAACGAATCGTCTATATCATCCATCATTGATCGATGGAATCATCATACGTCTATATGATATTATTTGGTATTGGATATATACGCATATCCACATCCATCATTATACATTGTAAAAATGTGTAATGACAATATAAGTATTGTTGTTCATTTTCCAAGATCTTGGAAATAATAGTAATTGATGGAACTATTCTATATAGGGATCGCTCTATTAGTTTCGTTTCTATGGGGCATTACGCCCCTTGTTCATAAACAATTATTGCGCGATATCCGTACCGAGACGATTCTCTTTGTAGGCGGCGTCTTTTATTTTGCGGCGCTATTGACCTTTTCTTCGTATCATCGCGGCATCATTTCCAAAGATATTCCGAAAATAGATGCGCGACATGTTGCTTGGTTATTTATTGCATCTGTCTTGGCCGGATTTGTGACAAACATGATGTATTTGTACGTGTTGAAAAAACATTCGTCCTATATCATTTCGGCCCTGATATACTCTGCTCCAGTGTTTACCATGTTGATCGCATGGCTCGGTGGACTGGAAGTGATAACGGGGTTTGGCTTGTTGGGAACCGCGCTCATTATTCTCGGTGTCGTTTGTATATCCTTTAGCGACAATGCATACAAATTGGAAGACTTTTTGACGGTGCGCTAACCTAGTGTTTGCATCATGACTGAAAAATTGAAATGCTTTTTTGATATATGGTCATGATATATCCCCCTGTCCGTGCTACTATACAGCATATTACCGTTATTGCTCTTGTTTACTATGCCTCGACCTGATGATGACGATGATATATATGATGCGTTTTTGGATATGCGCGAAGCAAATGAAGAGTATGAGTACGATGAGTACGATCATCATGATGAGGATGAGTACGATGAGTATGATGATCACGATGAGGATGAGTACGATGAGTACGATCATCATCATGATGGAGGTGAGTGTCATGAGATGAGCGGCGAGCCATACGACGTCTTTATCGACATTTTGGATGATGAAGATGGCGATGAATATGTAGATTATCATCATGCGAGAATTCGATGGTCTGCTTGGACATCCGCCGCGGATGCACATGAACGTCGACTCTTGTTAGAGAAAGAAAAAAGAAACATGGCCCGAGACATTGAAAATGAAGGCAATTATATTCTACGCGCACGCGAAGCGACACAAGGCGTCTGTCAAATGGTGCCTTGTGATTCAGATGAGCTCTACTGGTTACGATACCAGTACTGTATGTTGACAGATGAGTTGGAAAAGTATCGCGCGTCTTCTTATCGAATGACGACGGGTGATGCAAGTAGCGACGAGGTTCTCTCTGCGGAGCCT